AAATAAATTGTCTGCCGCATAAATAAATACAACAAAGGAGACATATTATGTCAATTAAATTAGTTATTGTGCACACACGCCAATCCGAAAATACGCCGTGGTTTGATGAAATAGCCGGCAATGTAGAAAAATTAACAGAAGTGGCTAGTACACTAGCAGCTACACCAGGATTTATCGGACAAACAATAGAGCTCACACCACTAAAGCGTACCAAGACAATCGAGTTCGCAGATGATGTTGCATTACGCAATTATGTAATGTCTAATGAACAGAATATTCAACATCGCGGTAGTGTAGTCGAATCATATCTTCAAGAGCACGGCTGTACTGAAGACATTTACTTAGCATAATTACTTGATCCCGATTATCATATATCGGGTCCAGTTCATAAAAGTATATTCGCCTTCATAGAGTTTAGTAGCTAATTTAACCTGGCTACTAAACTCTTCTAACGAGTGTACACAATTGATATGATCGTCAATTTCGATCATATTATTGTTTTGCAATACAACTAACGTACCAGTGGGTATTAGTGCATACCATTTAGCGAAGTCAGGTATGTGTTCGCAAATAGCATTTATGACTGTATTATGGGTGTATTCTATGTCGTATATGTCAGCATATTGCGTGGAAAACTGCTTATACGGACTGTTGATTAATTCAGCTGCCTTGTTAGCTTCTTCATCTAAATCGTAACTTATAATGCTGTCTACTGGAATACTAGCATCTAATATCATACGGGCCTGAATGCCAACCCATCCGCCCATTATGCCTACGTTACCTAAACTCAATCCGAGCCGATTCAATTCCGCCGTCATCCAATTCTTACTACCCAACTGAAATCGGCTTATTGCATCTTTCCAATTGACAGTGGGATAGTTTACAATAGCTAACATTAAGTACTCGATAAAATTTGATACGAATACTTTCTGCTTGCGCAGAAATAACAGGTACGGAATAATGTCGTCGTGATTAACTGCTTTAAGTTGCGAAATTATATAATCTTCTTGTACGGTGGATTTAAGGAATTCTAACATCGTATCTACATCGCTAGACTCTAGTGCCATATATAGTTTGTATACAGTATCCTTAAACGCAGGGAAGCCTTCCATCAATGTCCAAAATACGTGTTCGACATTCTTATTGGCCATCAGGTAAGAGAAGTTATTATAAAACTCGTCTGTTAAGTATTCGTCAGTAACTGACTCGACTATGCTTCTTTTAGTAAGACTTAATTGTTTAACAACCGACATTGCATTAGACACTGTCCGATCATTAACATATAACGATAAGGTATCGAACAGTTCCTTCTTGCGAAGACCTAATGTATATGCTTCTAACCCATATGCGGCGCCTTGTGCAATAATAGTCATAGTACATACTCCTCTTGGAATATTCTACGAAGCCAATCATAATCATTTAAGTAATGCAGTAAGTCGGGATTTGCAATTGCCCACGCTGCTCCAGCGGCTGCACCTTTTTGTGCCCATACACCAAATGCAGAATCTGTGCCTTGTGTTTTCCATACGTGCAGGCGATGCGCAGTGTCGTGGTCAACTTGATTAGGAATAATCTTAGCTGCGAGCTTTGCACATTCTCTAAAGGCACTACGCCACGTTGTTTCTTCATTGAAGTTAAATGCAGTCTCACATACTAACCTATTATGGACTTTAAACTTGGAGTTAAACGTTGTAGAGAAGTCAACTGTCCACGTTGTACTATCTAATAGTGCTTGGCGGTTAAACAATTTGACAGCGCCGTAGCCGTATTCTAAACCGTTAACAGGATTGCGACTTTTCCATACGTGAACAGTATTACGCTCTGCCCACATTACGTGATGAAGGAATACTGATGGGTCCAGTATCTTACAGTCGGCATCCACTACAAACATCAACGGAGATGTGGCAATTGCGGCTGCTGCTTTATGTGCTGCTGCGATACCTTTTACTCTATCTACACGTTTTGCAGTCGGGACTATCTTTAATAATTCTGCGTAGTGGATATCTGCATACGGTTCGCCGTTAGATATAAACACTACATCGTAGTCTTGTTCAACTACTCCGCTACTTGCTACCTTAACTGCATTAAGTACATCTCGGTTAGTTAGTGTACGAGTAGTCGGAATCAAATAACACCCGCCGTAGTCGATAAACTCTCCTCGAGGATTCCTGAGGCCAAACACGTGCACTTTATCTTCGTTGCCAATTGAAGGCATAAAACTCTGATTCCAATATTCGTCATATGTTAATGATTCCGATATTGTCCAGAAAAAGTCCTTACCTTCTGTCCTGCTTGTGGGCCAAACTGGCATAGTAGGTTCTACATAGCCGTGATAGATAGTTCCACGGGGCTGGTCTGTAAACTTAATCTTGGCGCCCCAAATACGTGCAGTCTTTGATTTAAGCCATACGTGATCAAACCATAACTGATCGTATGCAGGATTAAAATCAGCAATTGCATTATCCCAGTCCCATAGCTTATAGTCGCTATTGAGAATAACTTGCCGTGTAAATATCGGATTAACATAACCCATACTAAGTGAGGCACCGCTGCCAAACTTAATGGCCCAGATATTATCAGTTGTCTTAGTTACTGCGGGATCGAGGAACCACACCCGTTCGTAATCGTCTGTTGTATCCTTGATGCTATCAAAGTTAAAGCCTTGCAATTCGCAAGATACAATGTCTGGATTTACACGTAAGTACGATGCGGGAATTGTTCCCATATCGCGTGTTCCTATAGGATTTGCAGGGCCGAACTTAATAGCCCAAGTCTTTTCGTTTTTAATGCCCCACGTATTTTCACCATAGCGTACTAATGTATTTTCTATATACCATATATGCTCGTACATTAGTTCGTCTGCAACCGGTGTAAAGTCGTAGTCAAAGTTACTAAATTCTTCTGGCACAATATTGTCATTGTGTTGCCAAGTCAAGTTGCTTAGTAAGTTCGGGGATGTAGCCTTACCGATATTCTTAATGCCAATCGGTGTACACGGTGGTGTTAATTTTATTGCCCATACTTTATATGATGGCATTTTTATGTAATCTAAATTTAGAACTAATTCATACTTACCGCTACTATAGTCAATAGAATCGAGATCGGGTAAATCAGTATATGTAGTCTCTGGTAATTTAGGATTATGTGTAACTGTATATTTGTTTTTAACTGTGCCGACTATCTTATAGCCTTCCGGCGCTGTTGTATAATTAATGCGTACTGCATCTATTTCCTTACCGCCAGTAGTAGCGGGGTCAAACCTCCATACGTGCGTATATTTTAAGTCGTATGCTGCTGGCAAGTACTCTGCAAAATCATCTGTAAGTAGATTCAAGCAAGGATTAACATATGACAATGATCTGTATTGCTTATGAGTATGGATAACATAGCTATTAATTTCTTTCCAGTTGAATGGAACTAGTTTTGCGATCCATATCTTAGAATTCTCATAACCAAAAATATGCAACCGAGACTTTTCTATATATGCTGGGGAAAATTTGAAGTCAAAATTACAGAATACTTCATTCTCCTGTATGTCGTAATTGATAACCCATACATACTTACTCTTATATCGTTTACTCGTAAACTCCGACATTTCTTTATCAGTTGACTTAGAGATTACTCGGAATTCTTCCTGTGTTAATATTGGAAATTTAGAGTTGTTGTTTTTTAAATTCATTATCTAGCCATTCGAAGTCATTGATTAATTTTAACATTTCTATGTTGCTTTTGCAAGCTATTCCGTAGTCTTTGCCTGCACGTGCGCCTGCTATTACATATTTGCCATTTAACTTATTCTCGCCCACTGTACACCACGCCATTATTCTATATGCAACTTCTTCGCGGCCCGACATTTCACCTGCTGCTAACTTTGCACATTCTCTAAAGGCACTACGCCACGCCGTTAACGGATCAGAGTTAAACTCTGTAATGTTGCTTACTTTTTTTATCGCTCTGAACGGCAAGCCGATGCTTGTTGCCAAATCTATTTTCCATTCTGTTACATCCAATAACGCCTGCTTAGGAAATAGTTTAACTCCCCCGTAACCGTATGTTAATCCATTAACTGAATTCGTACTTGACCAGCACGTTATGCACTCGGTTGCAGGCACGTTATGATATAATTCAAATCGATCCGGTGTGTAGTCAAACCAAAAGTTCTGTATAACTGCATCTGCATCCACTACATAGAAATGACTAGTCATTGACTTGCTTGCTGCGGCTTTATGAGCAGCAAGTATTCCTTTAACTCCGTGCACTCGTTTGGCGTGAGGAGCATAGTCGAGCAGATGCTGAAAATTCTTATCAGCGAACGGTTCATTATAGCTCAGGAATATTACATCTAGCATTATGCTGTCTTACAACTTTCATAGAATGTTGCATACTCAGGAAACACTGCCTTAAAATTCGTACCACGGCGGCGGTCGTGTTCAGTAAACCAATTGTAAAAGTCCTTACGACCTTCGGCTAATTTTTCCGGACTATAGTTAGTTGTTTCCATATACTTAACTACCCGATTAAATTTCTCATATTCTAACGTGCTAAATTTATTAGATGCGCTATCATCTACGTTTTCACTGATATAGTCAAGCGCATCGTACATATATGGCATAAAATCTTGCTTAGGTAATATGTTAACACTATACTGGATAGGATCAGTTAAGTGAGGTATATCAAACCTGATGCGATGCTCTTTTATTGCAGGATACCAGTTGTAAGTAGTTCGCCATTCTAGTATTTTTTCCAATAACTGTTTAAAGTTAGATACGCCAAGCGCATTAAACGTAATCATCAATGTAACTGGTGCAGACGTATTAGTCAGAAACGTATTAAAGTTCTTTTCCCATAATTCCAAGTCGAGACCAGTTCTAATATATTCCGCGGCTGGTCCCCACGTGTCTATACTAGTAAATAATTTGAAAGAACGTAATGCATTTTTCTCTTGTAACAGTTTTACTTTTTCAGTTAAGCGTTCGACTAATATCGGTTTGATACCTAGGTTACTATTAAGTCCCAATTCTAAATTAGGTAGCGGATGGGCCTCTAGCTCACTGAATACCCTCCACGTTGATTGCTGTAGTAATGGTTCTCCGCCAGTAATCCGTAAAATGTTCAGAGACTTACTAACAGTCGGCCACCATTTCCACCACGCATCCACGTACGGGTTGTTTTCTTCTTCATACAGTTTGAACCAATTAATATCATTACGATGATTTAGCACCATATCATATGGCCCGAAATCTTTTATTTCTTTATAATATGCACTAGAATATTTTGGATGACAGTATCCACATTTGAAATTACATTCGTTGCCAAAACTAACCTCAATGTACTGAGGATTAATATGACCAGCTGGATTTGCTACAATCTCTTGCACCCGCTCTGGTGTGTAAATGCTTGCGTTCCATTCTTGTCGGTAACTAATATAATTGTCGCCTAATTTCTCAATGTCCCAGCAATAGTTACACTGGGAAATCTGATTACCGTTTTGTAATTGCTGTCTGTCAGATTTATTTTCAGCAGTATTGTGCAGTGCACTAGGATCTGTTGCAATATCACTTAGTGATATTTTATGGGGGTAGATATGACAGCAACTATTAGTC